TAAACAGCAGGCGGCTAAATTTATCAAAATAGGGGATGAAATTTCTACAGCAAATGATGAAAAAATTACTGTGGTGAATATAGAAGAAATATCTGATGTAGATTTTTTCTATGATGCGATAAATGTTAATGGAAATCACACATATAATACTGGTCCAATTATATCGCATAATTGTGAATTTTTATCCAGTGATGCGCTGTTGATTTCATCTTTAGTTTTATCGCGTTTGCGTTCAACAGAGCCAGTAGAAGAAAACATGGGATTCAAATTTTGGGTTCCATCTAATTTATTAGGTGGTTATGGTAAAACTTACTTAGTATTCCTTGATCCAGCTACGGGCAGTGGTGAAGATGATTCATGCATTCAAGTATTTGATTTTCCTGGCTTAAACCAAATTGCCGAATTTTCTACAAATGATGTTAAACCAAATTTGATTTATGCTAAGTTGAAATGGATTTTGCAGTTATTGTGTGCACCAAAAAATGGCGGCAGAGCAGAAGTCATTTGGTCTTGGGAACGAAATGGCATTGGTGAAAGTATTGGTGCTTTATATTCCAATGATGAAAAACAACCAGAGTATGCCGATTTGTATAATGACCATCCTGAAAAGCTTGGTGTGTTCACTGGTGCAAAAACAAAAATTCAGTCGTGTTTACAACTTAAGCAGGTTGTGGAAAAAATTTCTGGCGGGATGAAAATTCAAAGTGAAAAACTATTATTTGAATTGAAAAATTTTGTGTCACGTGGTAATAGCTACAGCGCGAAATCTGGATGTCATGATGATAGAGTCATGGCATGTGTAGGAATTATGCGGCTATTGAAAAGACTTTCTGAGTATGATAATCGAGCGTTTAACGTGGTGAATGAATATGTGTCTCCTGATGCAGATACACATCCAACTGATGGAGAAAGTGGAGAAGATACATTCGGTAATGACCCAGTGCCATTTAGTTTTACTTAAACATCATCCCAAAAAGTGTTATAATTCCTTATCAACACAAATCGTTAAGGAATTATAATGGACTTTACCACTTTTATCAAGAAGTTTGAACAGTCTGCTTGTGCTAAATCGATGAAGGACACTGTTGAGGATAGTCCCTGGCACCGGGAAGCATCCGTGTGGATTCATACGCAAATGGCTCTTGCCACATTGCGTGGACGTGAGAATGAGATGTCTGAGCATGATTATCTTCTGACTCAGATGGCGATTTTGTTTCATGATGTCGGCAAGCCCGTATCTGAAGAAACTCTTACTCGTGAAGATGGTGTGGAATATCGTCGGTATGCTGGCCATGAGCAGATGTCTGCAGTGATGTTTACGGAACAATATTTGACAGACCCTGATTTGCAGGCTGTGATGCAGCCTCTTGGCGAAACTGGCCACCGCAAAGTTCGGTGGTTGATTGAACACCATTTGCCATATGGCCTGCAGAAGAAGGATAAGTTGGCCGCGTTGAAGCGTAGTACGTTGAAGACGGTTGGGTCGTTGTTTCCACTTTACGCACATCTTCTTGCAGATGCTGAAGGACGTATTTCTGATGGCCATGAAGAAAAGCTTCGGAATGTGCATGAGTGGATTAAGATGATGGACAGTGTTCATGTTGATTCTCTCACACCTGTCAATGATGATGCTCAGGTGTGTTATGTTTTGATGGGACCTCCTGGTATTGGTAAGAGTACTTGGACCAAAAACAGCGCCGGTTCTTCGCTTCACTATAGCTGGGACAATATCCGTCTTGAATTGCTGCAGCTTCATCATCCGCAGGAATTTTTTGTCAATTTTGATAATCTGCAAAGGCAATATGATTTGGCTTTCGAATTTTGTGTATCCAACCAAACCCTGTGGAATAGTGCTAGCACTAAGTGGAATACTATGCTGCGCTGGGCTTATCAACAAAAGAAGAATATTGTCGTTGATAACACGAATCAGACGGTGAAGGCGCGCACTCTTTTTATTCAATCTGCCCGCAAAGCTGGATTCAGGGTTGTTGGTGTTGAATTTTACGCATCTGATAAAACGCTGATGGAACGTGCTCTGTCACGCAAGGATAAGGGCATTAATGGTAAGATTGTGCGTCGGATTCGTGATAACATGCGTCTTGGTTTTTATGGTTCTGAATTTGATGACATCATTACTGTTTACAGTTAAGAAATTTTTCTTCTCATATAAGGGTGCTTCGGCACCCTTTTTCATTTTGACCTCTAAAATGACAACGTATTTTTACGTCAAGTGGTAATAATGAAATTAATATAATACATATATCGACGCTGATATTCATATTAATATCGATATCCTATAAATAAGATTGCTATTTTAGCAATTTTAAATTTTTAACTTTTGGAGTTTTATATGATTAAGAAAAATACACGTTCTTTGGCTGACCTTGTTTCCGCTTTCGGTGATAAGACTACTACTAGCAGTGGTAATGATAACTGGAAGAAATTCTTTCCTTTCTGGAAGGCAGATGTTGGTAGCACTACCATTATTCGGTTCCTGCCTGACCTCGATGACCAAAATCCCTTTGGTTTCCTCGTCGAAAATCTCACTCATGAACTCATTGTTAATGGTCGTCGTCAAAAGGTTCCTTGCCTGAAAATGTATGGCGAACAATGTCCATGCTGCGATCTTAGTGCAAAGTATTACGATAAGAAGAGCACTGAACATAACGAAACTCTTGGCAAGAAGTACTATCGCAAGAAGAGTTACATTGGCCAAATTCTGGTTGTGTCGTCTCCAATTGAATTTAGTACTGATACTTTAGTGCACTTGATTGATTTTGGGCCTGCAATTTGGAATCAAATCCAAGCTGGATTCCAATCTGGCGATTTGGAAGCTAATCCTACTGACCTTGTTGAAGGCTATAATTTCCGCATCAAGAAGACTAAGAGTGGTGAATATGCCAGTTACAGTACTTCAAGCTTCGCGCCTAAAGCAACGGCAATCGAAGAAGAAATTATGGAAAAGCTTGATTTGTATAACCTTGTAGATTTCCGGGAAGCACGCATTGACCGGGCAACAATGGAAGCATACATCTTAGCTGACCAGACAGGTGCATCAGTTGAAGATGAATCAAGTGGCGATGTGCAGGATAATAGTGTTCTTGGCCGTCTGCGTCGCCAAACGGCAGATGACGCCACCGTTACAGAGTCTGTAACTTCAGAGACTGCAGCTTCAACCAAGACTGAAGATGCACCGCAATCTATTGCACCCGCATCAGCTAGTAATAGTGTTCTAGAACGCCTCCGCCGTCAAACAGCCGCAGCAGCTGCTGCCCGTACTGAATAATTCATACACCAAATAAGAGGAATGTTGACGTTCCTCTTTCTTTCAAAGGAGTAAGATGGCATTACCATTTTTAAAAGATTTTAAAAAGGCCGTGTCAAAAATTGACACAGTAAATTTGGGTATTGTGGAACCTGGTGATTGGTTGTCATTTGGTAATTATGCATTAAATCGCACCTTAAGTGGCGATTTTTCGCGTGGTATTCCATTAGGGCGTTTATTACTTTTGGCTGGCCCAAGTGGCAGTGGAAAAAGTTACTTAGCATCTCAAGGAATGCGACAAGCGCAATTAGAAGGATATCATTTACTTGTTCTTGATAGTGAAAATGCGTTAGATGCAGAATATCTTGGGAAAATTAAAGTACAGACTGATGAAGAGCACATGACTTATGTGCAAGTTACTACCATTGAAGATGTTAATATGGTGTTATCTGAATTCTTCAGCGGATATATTAAGGTATATGGCAAAGATAACAAGGATGCTCCAAAAACATTGATTGTGCTTGATAGTTTGGCTATGTTAGGTTCTTCCACTGAAATGGAAAACTATGACAAGGGTGTTATTAAGGGTGACCAAGGCCAATTAGCAAAACGTCGTAAGGCAATGTTGCGCATGCTTTGTGCACATATTGCGCGTCTTCCAATTGCTGCAATTGTTACTGACCACGTATATCCTCAAGATATAATGGCAGGTGACGGTGCTTGGGCTATTACTAATAGCACAAAGTATACGGCGTCAATTATTGCCATTATTACTAAGTTAAAACTTAAAGAAGATGGTGCAGTGACTGGTGTTCGTATGCGAGCAGAATGTTATAAGAGCCGATTTGCTAAGTTGGGGTCAAAAGTAGAATTTGAAGTTCCATATTCCACAGGCATGAATCCATTGTCAGGCCTATTGGAATTATTTGAAGAACTTGGGGTTGTTACTAAGGAAGGTTTTTCATTAACATCCACTATTGATGGGGAAGTTATCAAATTCCGGCCTAAAGCGTTTACTGAAGAGATTGCACAAAAGTTAATGAAACATCCATTAGCACAGCCACTGCAACCACGTGATGACCAAGTTGTTGACTTTGAAGATGACACTAAAGATTGATAATTTGCAAGTATTTCACCAATTCCAAAATGAAATGAGAAATTTAATTGGGGTTGGTGATTTTTATTCAAAAGCAAAATGGAAATCTGTCGGCGGGCAAAATTTCAAAATATTGCTCGGCCAAACTGACTTATTTCCATTTATTTCAATTGATGAAAAAATTTGGGCTCTTCGATTTGATTGTGTTGAACGACCTGTGTGTATCGTGTGTGGTAAAACAACAACATTGAAACGCAATGTTTTCAATAGAACATGCAGTATTTCTTGCGGGAAAAAAGACCCACAGAGCCAAGAAAAACAGAAGCTGACAAATTTGCACAAACATGGGGTGGAATGGCCTACACAAAATTTAGATGTTAAACATAAAGTTAGGGTCACAAATAAATTACGGTATGGGGTGGAAGTATCATCTCAAAATCCCGATGTCGTTGAAAAAATGAAAGCTACTAATTTGCGGAAATATGGAACTTCTTGCTCATTAGCGAATGATGCAATTCGTGAAAAAACAATGTTTGCACTTAATGATAAGTATGGTGTTGTAAATCCGTCGCAACATCCACCATTTATGGAGAAAATACACGCGGCTTTTGAAAATGGTGATGGGCGTGACAAGCAAAAAGATTCGTATAAAAAATGGTATAATATTAACATATTGCCAAATAAGCTAATAGATGCATTTGAAAATACCAAAAATTATCCAACGGAAACACTAATTTTTGACGGTGTTAGAACTGAATACAGTTGGACACATCAAACATGTGGAACTATTTTTATGGCTAATTTGCGAGGGCAACTGCAATGCCCTAAATGTAAGCCTAGAAGTAAACCACAACAAGTTGTTCATGATATGCTAGTTGAACTTAATGTGGCATTCAAAGAAAATGATAGGGCACAGTTAAAACCTCGAGAACTAGATTTTTATATTCCGTCAAAACATATTGGGATAGAGGTGAATGGCGTTTATTGGCATAGGGATAAAGATGACAAATCTTGGACATTACTTGATAAAACAAATGCTTTTGAAGGTCAGCTTTTGCATTTTTGGGATTTTGAAATTAATGAAAAACCTCAAGTAGTTAAAAATATCATCGCAGCGAAATTAGGTCTTCTACCTAAAATTGGTGCCAGGCAAACTGAAATTCGTGAAATAGATACTGCACAAGCTAAACAATTTTTACAAACATATCATTTAAGTGGCTATGCTAAAAGCACTTTTAAATATGGATTATTTTCTAACCAAGGTAATTTGTTGATGGTGGCAACATTTGGTAAAAATAGATTCACTAAAGACGGTACTTGGGAACTTATCAGAATGGCAGCGAAAGATGTGGTTGTTGTTGGTGGAGTAAGTAAATTAATTCAGAATTTTTTAAAGTACCACCCAAACACTGAATTAACAACTTATGCTGATAGGCGAATTTCAAATGCTGGTGCTTATTTGAAGAGTGGTTTCTACCTTGAACACATTACTGGTCCAAACTACTTTTATATTCGTGGTAAAATACGTTTATCGCGGCAACAAGCGATGAAACATAAATTGTCTGAATTACTTGGGTCAATGTTTGATTCAACATTGACTGAATTAGAAAATATGAATA